ATTGCAGAAGGCTGACATGGCTTACGCCCAGGCCGGTGCTGACTTCTACAAGAAGTACGCTGACAAGTTCGGTCTTGCCGCTATGTACGAGTACCACAAGCAAGCATATGACGGTGCTAACCGTATGTTTGACAAGAAAGTACAGGAAGAAGACAGAGCTAGAACTCAGGCTTTCCGCGAGGAGCAAGCAAGAGTTAACGCTGACCTTCGTCGTGAAAGCATCTCTATGCAGAGAGAACGGATGCAAGAGTCTAGAGAGACTAGAGAAGTGCGTGATGCAAAGCTCGGACCTGTTGAGAGGAAAGAGGTCCGTGGTTTTGAAAACCTGCAAGATGAAGTCGCTTTGCTCAAACAGACGTTCAAGCCTGAGTACGCAAACTTCAAAGCTGATGCTGCTGGTGACTTGATGTCGAAGTTTAAGTCTCGCTTTCAGGATGACCCTGGAATGGCTGAGTGGTGGAGGCGTTACGAGAACGTGGCACTTCCTGAGCGTCACTCCATGTTTGGCGCAACTCTGACTGGCCCTGAGCGTGACTCTTGGCGTAAGGCAAGTATTGGCGCTGGAAGCTCAACGAAAGAAGTTAATAGCTGGATTGCTGACAAAGAGCGAGTCCTCACAGCAAAACTTAAAAAGTATGAACGAGCAGCCCCAGTCTCTTCTGCGGCACCACCTCAAGTTCGCTCGTTCAACACAGTGCAAGAGGCAGAGGCAGCTAACTTGCCCAAAGGCACAGAAATTACTATTGGCGGCAGAAGAGCAAGGGTGGAGTAATCATGCCTATCAAGTTTATTGATGAGCCTAAGAAAGAAGGCGGCATTCGTTTTGTAGACGAAGGCCCGTCTGACCCTGTGTCTCGCATTCCTACTGGCGGCTATCAAACAGTAGAACAAAAATCTCCTGCTGGTGAGCCAAGCTACATGGAAAAAGCATCCATGTATGCTTCTGCTGTTCCAGGTGGGGCGCTAGCGTCACAGGCTTTGAAAACGGCGACTGCGGGTCTTCCTCGTGTTGCTCCTTACACCTCTCGCTTGGCAGAGGCGTTGACACCTACGTCTTTACGTGGGCTTAGCCTGGCTACAGGCGGTGCTGCTGCTACTGCTATTCCTGCTGAGTTTGTTAGGTCACAGCTTGAGCGTCAAGGTGTTGGTCCTACAGGTCAGATGGTTGGAGAAGTAGGAACTGCTGGCGTGGCTGGCCTGCTTGGTGCCGCTGGAAAGTATGGATTAGGCGTTGCAAAGCAAGCCATAGGTGGACCTACAAGAGAAGCAGCCGCGCAACTAAGACAACAAACTTCCTCAAGGTACGACCCTGCTATTGCAGAGGCTCAGCGTAAGGCAGAGCAGGCTCAGAAGGTTGTCACGCAGATGGAGGCTCAGCCAAAGGTGGCAGGTCAACGCGCTGCTGCGGCTCCTCTTACTCCTGAGCAGGAACAAGCTGCATTGCAAGCGCAACTTCGCGCTCCTGTTCGTGAGCAAGCTGGTGCTAGGCGTGTTACGGCAGAAGAACGGGCTTCTATTGCTGAAGCGAAAGCTCAGTCAGCACAACAGGCAAATGTTCAGGCACAGCAAGCAGTGGCACAGCTTGAGAGGGCAATGCTGGCTAAGCCAACAATGAGTGCTGAAGAGTTTGGTGCAAATCTTCGCGCAACGACTAGCAAGCTACAGAAAAACTTGATGAGGGCTAGATCAGAAAACTCAAATCTTGGCAATGTTATTAGAGATGCAGGCACTGAACCCAGTGTCAATACTGCTCCTTTGATTGCTACTGTCAAGCGTTTGGAAAAGCAGACCAAGAACCCTCAAGTTCTGGGTATGTTGTCTGAGATTGAGACGCTAGCAAAGAATGGTGAGTTGCAAGCTCTTACTTTGCAGCAGGCTGACTCTCTGCGTAAGTACCTAAACAAAGACATCATTGCAAAGTTCTTTGCTCAGACAGGCGCTGACAAAGAGACTCTGAAGACGTTGCGTTCTCTACGAGGTTCCTTGATAGAGTCAACACCCCAGACATACAGGGAAGCTCTAGGCAAGTTCAGTGCGTTGTCTCGTCCTCTGGACATTGTTGAGAGGCAAGGCTCTCTCAGGCGTGTGGTAGACATTGATGCTGTAAGCACCGCTGAAAAGTTGACAGAGGCTCAGGTTGTTGGAGAAATCATCAACAAGGCAAAAGCTGGAAACCCAGTGTTCACACGCTTGTTGGAAACCAATCCCAACCTCAAAGAATCTGGAAGACTGTATTTCACTCAAGACTTGTTCGGCAAGGGTGCTGTTCCAACAGAGGCATCTTTGCGTACTTGGCTCAAGGCTAACGAGCGTCCTCTGAGGCAGCTTGGTCTGTACGAAGAGTTCAAGAGTATGCGTACAGCTAGAGAGACTGCTCAACGGGCTGTAGAAGAGACAAAGTTGGCAGAGACTGCTGCTAAGAAGGTTGCTGGAGAAACTGGCAAAGAGGCTACTGCCGCCAAGAGACTTAGTGAAGAGTCTCAGAGTAGGCTTGAGTCTGCTTTGAGAACGCAAATTGGACCTGCTCCAAAAGCCCCGCAAGCTGCTCCAATCCAGACATTCATTGGCACTCGTGACAAGCAGCAGCAAGCCGTTCAGTCACTGACCAAGATGCAGACTGACATTTCTATGGCTAAGACTCCCAAAGATGTCAAAGCTGCCGTAGAAAAAGCCGCAGATGACTTGCTCAAGCGTGGCATCATTGATGACAAAGGCTACAGAACAATGTTGCGTGACGTTGAGAACTTGCAGTCAATGATGGACGCACAAGCAAAAGCAAGAAAAATCATTGCTTACTTTGCTGGCTTGGCTGGCATTGGTTATCTTGGCAGGCGTACTGCCGAATCTGTTTTTCCATAGGAGTAGACCATGAAAGAAAGTTTGGAAGGCAAGGACACTCGCAAGGGTGGTGAGAACGAGTTGCGTGGTAGCAAGGATGCACAGCGCGCCCTGCAACGTCAGCGCAAGATGGACCGTAAAGACAAGCGTTCTAGCAAGCGATGAGCAAGAAGAAGATAGGCATCAACCCTGACCTAGAGAAGCATATAAACCAGCTTCTGACGGCAGTGATGTCGGACGAGACTGCCAGCATCACAGAGAAGATGAAGGTGGTTGACCGTGCGCTCAAGCTGGAACAGTTGAAGGCAAAGATTTCTGACGATGAGTGGGGTTCAGGCTTCATGTCAGAAGATGATGACGAGACAGATAGGTGATGATATGATTATCCCGCTATCACAACATAGAGGGTTTAATCATGGACGCACAAATCTTGAAGTTTGTCAGGCTTGGTCTGGAGGTCATCACAGACCGCCTCATCACCATCCTCGCGCTGCTCAGCAGCGGTGGGTTGGCTTGTTGGGTGATGTGGGGGCCGGTGTGGGAACGTGTTTCTACGCTAGCAATTTATGTGTTTTTTGCGTATCTTGTAGTACGCGCAAAGGAGAGTAAACATGAAGTTCATTCCAAAGGTCAAGACAGTTAGCAAGACGGCTGAAATCGGCACAGCAATCATCCAAAACAAGGTGTGTGCCCCAGGTGAGTTCACCCCTGGCAAGCTGCCTGCTGGTGGGTTCCAGGCCGTCTGGAACTTTAAGAACGACCAACCTAACGACTACTTCACCCGCAAGATGTCTCCGACCTCTGGTGGTGGCAAGAAGGTGTACTAATCATGGGAATCATGGCTTTTACCCCGATGGGGAATGCAGTAGTGTTTACTGCTGCTGTCACGGCTCCCACTCCGGTAAGAGCCTTGTCCACGACCATCGGCGGCACTCAGTACCGAGTACACAACACGGGCAACGTGGTCGTCTACATGGGTGTTGGCGACAACGCTAGCTCCTCTACGTCACAGGCAAACGTCACTCTGAATGGGGCGACCATAAGCCTCATGCCAAACTCTGTAGAAGTGTTCACCTTTAACGCGAACCAGTACTTCACAGGTGCTACTGCAAGTGGCACGGCTGCGGTCACTGTCGTGCCTGGGGATGGTTCGTAATGTTACGTACAGCCGGTGGACTGACAATCAACCAGACGACTCAGTTCGCTGGCTACTACGGTTCTTTCTACAGCAGTCTAGACCAGACAGACGGCACAACCCCGCACCTGATGTTCTGCGAGAACACCGCAGAATCAGCAGGCGTAAGCATGGAAACTGGTGTACAAGGAACAAAGAGTCGCCTCACGTTCGCCAATGCTGGCACGTACAACATTCAGTTCTCTGCACAGCTACACAACACAGGCGGTGGCGGTTCAGGTAATACAACAAATATCTGGTTTAAGCTCAACGGTAGCAATATTGCAAACTCTGACACGAGAGTCACAGTGCCAAGCAATGCACCCTATGTCGTTGCAGCATGGAACTTCATTGTCAGTGTTGCTGCCGGAAACTATGTAGAGATTGCATGGCTTGCTGACAACAACAACATCATTCTTGAACACGAGCCTTCTGGCACGTACAACCCTGCGATTCCCTCTGTCATCATCACTGCTGTACAGGTAAGGTAGCGAAGGAGACAACATGGCTTGGTCTGACGTTCTTAAAGCAGTCATCCCAATCGTAGTTGCTGCACTGGCTTGGCTTCTAGGTCAGGTTGCATCTTTCTCTGAACGCCTGACAAAGATAGAAGGCCAGATGCCTGCTCTCATCACGAAAGAGGGCATACCCACTGACAGTCCTATAAGTGCAGAGCGCAGGGCAAATCAGAAAGAACAACTGATGCTGCACATTAACGAGTTGCAGGTCAAAGTCAGGCTCCTTGAAGAGCGTGAGAAGTTGGGGAAGAAGTAATGGATTGGCTCAAACAGATTGCTCCTACCGTAGCCACTGCGCTGGGTGGCCCTCTTGCTGGGATGGCTGTGTCGGCCATCTCTAAAGCCGTTGGTGTGGACGAAGACAAAGTCCAAGACATGATATCCAGCAACAAGCTCAGTGCCGATCAGGTGGCGCAGCTAAAGATAGCTGAGATTGAGCTTGCAAAACAGGCGCAAGAACTGGGTCTGAACTTTGAGAAGTTGGCTGTTGAGGACCGCAAGAGTGCGCGGGAAATGCAGGCTACCACTCGCTCGATGATGCCTCCAATCCTGGCTTGTGCTGTGACCCTTGGGTTTTTCAGCATCGTAGTGATGATGTTCTTCAACCAGATCGACAGCAACAACCCGGCAATCTTGATGATGCTGGGGTCGCTTGGAACGGCTTGGACAGGCATCATTGCCTATTATTTTGGATCATCTGCTGGGTCACAAGCTAAAACAGAAATGATGGCGAAAAAATGAAACACAATTGGGAAGAAGCGCTCAAGCACATCCTCAAGTACGAGGGTGGTTACGTTAACCACCCTGACGACCCTGGCGGGATGACCAACCTGGGAGTGACCAAGCGTGTATGGGAACAGTGGACTGGTAAGCCTGCGAATGAGTCTGAGATGCGCTCTCTCACCCCTGATATGGTTGCTCCTCTTTACAAGAAAAGGTATTGGGATGTCGTTCGCGGTGATGAGCTTCCTTCTGGTGTTGATCTGTGCGTTGTTGATTGCGCCGTTAATGCTGGTCCTGGCCGGGCTGCTCAGTTCCTCCAGCAAGCCGTAGGCGTCCCAGTC